ACCAAACCAACTGTATGTAGCTGCTGACGGTTATTGAGTCTAAGATAGTCACTTGACCCAATGTTTTACCGCCGTCCGCCACTTTCGGAACCGAAATGATCGACGCAGAGTTTGCAATATTAGTCCCATTCTTTCTAAACCAGAAAGTCGAGGTGTGGTTGGTCGCATCCGCGTTTGCAAATTGAAGACTGGCATTTATTAAGTAAATGCCTGTTGCGGCTACCGTTACGTTTGTACTGGAAGCAATTGTAATTCCAGAGTTAAATCCCGCTGCATTATTCATTTGAACAATGTTAGCGACGTTAGCTGATGCAGCCGTTTGATCAATGTGAGATTCAAACTGACCAACAGAAAGGTTCGTAATAGTGTTAAACGGAACCGCACCTGCCGTCACCGTAATCGAATCAAACTCGCCAACAGCATTACTTAGCGTCACAGAATTAAACGTGCCGCCCGTAACCGTCAAAGACCCCATAGTCCCTGCGCTAATCGTTACAGACGACAAACTGCCTACTGCGCTAGAAAGCGTGACCGAACTAAGCGTGCCGCCCGTGATGTTGAGCGAATCGCCTACAAACGTCTTGATCTGCGTAGCCGACGCCTTAACAGACGACCCAGATTGCACCGTCTCAAAAAGCTCAGTGCCTCCCAGCGCCGTCGCTGCCGTAAGGTCCGTAATCTTGACGTTAGCCATGGCTTACTTCGTTGACTGCTGGACAATCGTAAAGCGCACAGAACCATTGCCCGAATTGATCTTCAGGCGTACCGCACGCATCAACGTTGTCGTGAACTGAGTCTCGCTCGCCGTAGCAGCCGTCAAACTAGCCGCCGGGTGAGGCACCGCAAGCTGCTGAATGCTCGTGTCAAACGGGTCTTCGTTCGTGTACTCAACCGAGTAGTTGACCGTGCCGCTCGTCTTACCAGAAATGGTCGTGACCTGATTGGGCGTGTAGATGTCAAGCGGAATCCAAGCCGTGTAACCCGGCACCGCGTTGCCCACGCTGATCGTCGCACTGGTCGCAGCCGAAGCCGTAATACCAGTCACCGTCGCAAAGGACAGCGAACCCGTTACCGTGCCAGAAGCCGATACTGCCAACGTCTCCGTCTGCGATCCACCACCCGGTGCCGTGCCAGAAACTACAAAGTTCACCGTGGCCGACTTCTCACTGAACACCGTCAGTTGCGCCGGAACCGTCAATGTAGCCACGCCACCCGATACCAACACGCCATCCAGCGTGATCGCACCAGACGCATTCAGAAGCTGCTCATTAGCAACACTGTCAGCATCCGCAGCAGGCTGTGATCTTGTAAAACTAATAGGACGCATAACTGCTTTCCCTCGTCAAGTCACAACAAGAAAGGGGCCGAAGCCCCTCCCCGTAATTACAGCGTCAGGCTCTTGTAGAGTGCAATGTAGGCCGTGGTTGAACCAACCAGAACCTGCATATACCCAAGCTGCGCAGACACCAAACCCGACACAGCACTACCAGCCTGAACAAGCTTGGTGTTGCCAATCGTCAGCGTGGTGCAAAGCAAGTTCGTCACCGTGGCCGACGAAGAAGTCAGCGTGGTGATGTTGGAAGAACCCGCCGTCAGAACAGAGCCGGAAAAACCATTGGTCGAGTTAACCGGCCCACTAAACGTAGTCGAAGCCATTGAAACACCTCATGCACAAGTCGCCCATTAGTCTGTGCATCGTCCGCTAGGCCGGTCTAATGGGCTGGTTAAACCTAGAACTATTTTCTAGTTTAGACTTTTCTATAACTCCGTCAAGCAAAAAGAAAGGGGGCCGAAGCCCCCTCTCTCCAGTCACTTGGACTGATCCCCGTCAAACGCCAGCCGTTCCAAACACCGTGCGCGGGTCGGTCCAGCCTACCGCGTAACGCTCAGTGCTCTTGAAGCGCGTGCTGTCAGTCTCAAAGTCGCCTTCCATAGACTTCTCAAGACCACGACGCATCATCAGCTTGAGACCTTCCGGCGCGTCCGTCTTGATCCACCAAGCAGTGGTCGAGGTAAGACGCGAGAGGTTGGCCTGACCGCCAGCAAGGAGGCCCATCGACTTCACCGGGTTGATGTCGTTGTCAGCCGTGCCGGTACGGAGGACGCTCTTGAGGAGCACTTCCGCTTGGAACACGTTCGACGGCGACACCACGAGCTTCTCCGGGTTCAGCCGGATGCGCTTGCCGTTGTTGTCAACAGCGTTGCGGATCTGGATGAGGAGTTGCTCCAGCGAGGTCTGGGACAACGCAGCCGGAGTGTTGAGCTGGTTGCTGAACGTACCAGCCGCAATCGGATGGTTCGTCGCAACAAGCGGCACACCGTCGCCACCGTTGTAGCCAGCGGTAAACGCACGGTTAAGCACGTTGGCGCAGAGGGTTTCCTTCGTTTCGATCAGCGACTGCGCGAGATGCTTCGCGTAGGTCTGGCCGATACGGATGTGGTCACCATCTTCCACGAGCACCTTCGTGAGCGCGAATGCAAGGCCGTAGACCTTGTAGACGTAACGCTGCAAGAAGAGCACGCCACCAGCCTGATACGTGACCGGGGTGCCGTCCGGAAGCTCCGGAGCAGCGCCGAACCCGTACAGAACCGGCTCTTCGTGGTAGTTGCGGGGAATGCCCTGCTGCTGGACGAAGACTTGCTTCCACTCGTCAGCACGCTGGTCATAAACACCATCGAAAGCCTCATTAAGAATGGGCTCAACAATGGAACGAAAGTCAGTACTACGCATTGGGACTGCCATGTTCTAGTCCTCCTTTAGAATGCGGCCTTGTCAGCCACAAACTGGTGCTGGCTGATCTGGACCTGAACGATGGTGTAAGCGTCACCCCACGCATTGTCGATCTCGGTGCCGAGATTAACGATACGCAGAATTTCGTTACCGGAAGTCGTCTTCTGAGCGGCATCAAGCATGGCCGCAGAGAGGCCAGTCGTGGTGCTGCCAGCAGTGACGCTAGCGAAATCGGCCTGAGCACCGATGTCCGTGATCACAAGCGAGCTGTTCGCCTGAATCTCGTACACGATAGCCGGATCGGTCGTCACATAAGCAACGATGTCCGTGGCCGACGTAGAGGCGGTCCACTTGTTGCTGACGCGACGGCGACCATCGGTATCGGTGAACTCGACACCCATGAAAGTACCGACAATAGCGGCCTCAGTGGCGGCGGCGGCTTCAATAGTACCGCTAGCGCCAATGTAAACCGGCTGGAACTGAAGAATGTTGGACCCGTATCCGGACTCAATCGTCATCGCGGTAGGACGGATAATCCCACTCGGATGAAAGACCGGACGCAAGCCAAACGCTGCACTGGTCGAAGGCATGATTATATCCTCTGAAAATAGATAACCAAGTTACCACTCTTGCGGAGCACGCAACTTGGACGATTCCCGAATTGCCGACATGCCGTCACCCTCGACCAACTTGGACCCAGCGCGTTCAGCCTGCTCACGCATGCCTTCAGTCGCACTAAGCAGCCGCTCTTCTTCCTGATTGGGGGCATCGAAGTGCACCGCCTGCATGTACCTCTTGTACAGCGAAATCGGAAGCTTGAAAGCAAGCATCTCGTTGACACCGATGAAACCCTGCCAATCTCCAGTCTTAATCGAAGCATATTCCCAACCGGGAACCTCTTCGGGCTTGATCGGCTCATAACCAAGCCGAATACGTGCCTGAATGGAGTCTCTAGGATTCGTCGTGGTCAACCAGCAAGTGTGGTAACCCGGAATTTTCGGCAGATCAGGCAACGCGGCCTGAATAAACTGCTGACGGAACATTTCAACGCGGTCGTCATCTGATAACTCACGGTTCTCAGTTGCTGCGCGATCATACGCAGTCCGGTTTTCACGACCCTCGCCAAATACCTTTTTCAGCCTTTCATCGCTCATAACTCGCTCCCTTGTTTAGCGAGAAGAAGAATTTCGGTCATACTCAGCATAACGCTTAATGTACTTCTGACGCAAGTCAGGGTTATCCCAGACTCCTGCATCAATAAGTGCCTGTTTGCGTTCAGGGCTGATATAGATCTCTTTTCGGGTCGATGGCGCAGCATATTCGCGCTTACCACCAACCGGCGGACCACCGCGTTTTGGCGCGGCTTTTGGTTTTTCCACAGCGTCTTCTCCGTAACGATGGGGAAGCCTGCGGGCCACCCGATTGTCCAACTCAACCCAGTATTCCTCGGTTGCGGGGTTATAACCCTCCGCTGCCAAGCGTTGGTCAATGACCTTAACAATGGCTGAATCCTCGTCCTTGCCAGACGGGTCGTACCAATTGTTAGCATCAACCCACTCTTTGGCATACGCCGCAATACGAGGGTTTTTTTGTGGCTTGGAGGGCTGCGAATTCTCAACCTGTTCCTTAGCCGCCTTCAACTGACGGGCACGCTCCAACGCCGCATCGCGAATCTGCAATGCCTTGGTGACGTCCTCGCCCTGACCCTGCTCAATGGCCTTTGCCATGATGCGTTCAGCCATGTTGGCTTCGTTCAAAGCCTCATTCAGCCGCTGGTCAACCGTGTTGATATTGAACTGCGTGGCTTGCTTTTCGACAACCTGAAGACGCTTCTTGAACTCTTCGTTCTCAGCCCGAAGGAAAGCCAACTCACGCTCTTTGTGCTCAATCGCAGCCTTTCGGCGGAACTTCCGCTGCTGGCGCTGGGCACGCTTTTCCTCTGAAGTTAGAGCGCGACGACCATTAGGACGATCATCTTCATCGTCATCGTCCGAATCAGCCAAACGCTCGTCATCTGCCTCTTCTTCAGCAGACGCCTCCTGCTCCGGGGCATCGGATTCAGCCTGAGCCTCAGGAGGAGTTTCTGTAACTAAATATTCTTCGGCCTCTGGGGCCTCATCACTTTCAGTCAGTTTTTCAGTAGCCATGGATCACCTCAGATAAAAGCCTTGATGGCAAGCGGATCGCCTACCACCCCGCCTACGATGTCCAAATCGTTGAAAATAACGAACAGAGCTTCCTCTTGCCCGTCTTTGCCAAACGGCACCTTCCAACGATCTCCGCCGTACTTGGGAACTCGTACAAATTCCCCCGGCTTGCACCATGACCCTTCCGGCCACGATTCCATCGTATTGCGGTTCTTAAACGCCAACGGACCAAGCGTGATCACTTTGGCAATCTGAGTGTTCCAAACCTCAGTCTCACGGGTTTCAGTGTGCAAAATAATGCCGCCTTCAGACGTTTTCTTGGCGGTACGAATCTGCACCAGTACGCGAGATCCAAAAGGAATCAAACCCGGCTCTACACTAGGAAAAGCCTCATTAGAAGTCATTTAAAAATCCTCTTCGTCTTCTTCCTGCTCTGTGAGAAGACTATTGATGTAGTTAATTGCGGCCTGCAACCCGGCGTAAGTGCCCACTGCCTTGCCATATTCAAAACGAGCATCCTTACCATCTAGTTGCCGCTTCATCGCGTCGTGTGCAACGCGAGCCTTGGCCAACTCCAACTCGTCTATCAATCTTTCAATCATGCGTTTTTCTTCCCCTGACTCATCAATGCGGGCGTTGCCTTGGGGTCGCCCTTTACCCCCTTCGGACCCATGTCCATGCCCTTCTTAGGGCCACCATTCACCATCTTCTGGCCAGACACGTTGACACCCATGGCCATCATCTTGTGCTGGTTCATATAGTCGTTTGCCATAAATCACCTCTTAAGGATTAATGCCTGTACCCGTCGAAACCCCAACCTTCTCACCCGTGATCGTTTCCATCGCGGCAATCTGCTTCGCCGTATCGTTGTCCTCACGGTTCGTAACCAACTTGACCTCAAGTTCCGCCGCCTGACGCTTATCCAGCCGGTCCTGCTTGACCATCTCGCGCTGCATATTCGTCTCTTGACGCTGGGCAGAGTCCTGAACCTCACGCTGCAACTTGGCCTGCGCCAACTGCAACTCGGCCTGCTTGACCGCGATATTGGCTTGATCTGCCGACGCCTTGCGCTGCACTTCGGCCATCTGAGCCTGTACCTTCGGATCCTGCGGGGCGCTCATGCCCTGCAACTGCTGCAACATGCCAACAGCCTGCTGAACGATCTGCGGAATAGCACCAAAGGCCCGCGCCGCATCCGGAACAACACGCTGACTCGTCGCCGCCAGAAGCTGATCCAACTCCTTCTTCACTTCCGTGCTCTTGATCTTCTGGAACTCGCTGATGTCTTGACCCGCAGCCGAAGAAGCCACCTCAAAAATATGCGTGGCATACCACAGCGCAATGTGTTCCTTGATGTGATTCAAAACCAACGGAATAAACTGCGGGGCCATCAACATCGAACTGCCCAGAATCGGAGAAGTCAGGTAGTCCAAATGCACCTGCAAGTGCGCAAGATGATCCTGCTCCGGAAATGCAGTAATCGGACGACCCAAAGACGCAGCCACGTTCTCGTTGACCGCATTCATCTCCTTGGGCTCAGGAGCAGGTATCAGCAACTCCTTAACATTCGGAATGCGCAACTGCTTCAAAATGCGCTCTTCAACCTTGCGAATGTTGTAAACCTGCGGAAGAGCCGCTGCACGCTGACTAAGCGCCTGAACCTGAGCAAATCGCTGCGCTTCAGAGAAAATGTTGGGGTCCGAAACCGGAACCACATCCATCGGGCCCAAGAAGTCAGACCGCTTGACCAGCAACTCGCCAGTCTCGTCCTTGACCTCCTCGTTCTCCAAATACATCGCATTGATACGATGCAAAACCTTCAGCGTGCGACCCATCGCATCGTGCAGCCGAGCGTGAATTGCATTGAATACAATCATGCCCTGCTCAATTCGCGCCAACTGGGTGCCAACCGGCATGTTGCCCTGATTGTCGGCAATGTCCTCCAAGGTAGTGCGAACAACGCCCTTACCCGCATCAATCAAAAAGCCAAGCAACCGGAACAACGTCTCCGAAGGCTGGTTGAACGGCAACGGCATCGCAATCTTGCGAATATCGTCACTGAACGCACCACCCTCAATCTCCTTCACCTCAGTCGGATCAATGCGCTCAGACTGACCACCCTCGCGGCCACCCTTCAACTTCAACATGCCGGGGAAGTTCGCAATGTGTGCACTGTCAAGCAACGCACGCAAAGCACCCGTAGCCGCTGCCGAAATGCCGCCAATCATCTGCGGGATGCCAATCGGATACGCACCACGCCACGGCACAAACGGGAACTCAATGATCCACTGCATCTCCTCAAAAGTAGGATCGCTCTCCTGCCAGTTGCGGTAAATGCTCAAAACTTTGCCGGTCGATTTGTCAATCGAAATGATGTACGGCGCTAACCCATACTCTTCTTCAAGGTCCGCAATCGCGTAAACCTCAAAAATCGTTCGCAACCCGTCAACGTCATACGCCCCGTCATCACGACCCTCAATCTTGTTGTTCGCCTTCTCACTGCGCGATACATCAGGGTCAGCCGTCGTCGGCGCTAACTCCACATCCCGGTACATCCCAGAACGCACGCGCTGGAGATACTCAATCTCCGTCACATACTGAACGTGAGTCTTGCGCTCGGCAGAATAAAAGTTCGTTGCCGCATACGGCAGGTAAATGTCATCGATGCCAATGAAAAGAGGCACCGGACGCTTCTTGTTCGCGTCGTAAGAAAGTTTCAAATACTGTGCGCCACCAAGCGGAACCTGAGTGAGCAACTGCTCCAACTCGGCCCGAAACTCCGGCATCTGCTGGGTCAACTGCCAGTTCAAATACCGCGTCTTACGCTGCGCCTTGGCTACCTTTTCAGCCGTGTCTTCCCCAACAATGTGATCTTTCGCAGGCCCCTCAGCAGGGAAAATCTCCTTAATAGCGCGGGCAGAGAAGTCCACGCAGACTTCCGTGAGCATGGGGTGCACAACTCGACTTGCACCCTGAAACGAAGCGCCGCCCGGTGCATCATCTCCAAGTCCCGTCCGTCGAATCCCCTCTTCATACTGCTCGTCGCGCTTCTTTCGCGCTTCCTTGTCCTTTGAAATCAACCCCACCAAGCTCTGCGCCAGCTCATCCATGTCGCCTTCGGGCAACTCTTCAGCCAAATTGGCGTAAAACTCCATCTCCTTGACAGAAACAACAGACTCTTCTTCAAGAATGACTATCGCACCGCCGTCCTCAGTGTCCTCAACCTCCGCTGCCTCCTCGGGCAGCTCAAACATCTCGCCCAATTCCTCTTGGGCACCCTTAATCGTGTTTTCACTGTCAGACGCCATACGGGTTTCCTCTTGGCCGCTCGTTCACAATCAGCCTCGGTTGCAACGGCTTGGGTTTGCTCACACTTATCATATCCCTGTCAGCCAAGAAACGTAATCCCTGTGTGCACGCATCCATCAAATCGTCGTGTCGAATGCTTCCCTCACCCGAAAATGCACACAATTGATACAAAAGCGGCTCCGCCCAGCTCCTAGCCTGCCCCCTGCGCTTCTCAGACTCCACAAACCACACCATCCCACTCGCAAAAAGATGAGAAACCATGTGCAAACGAGTCAATTTCGACGCCTTTCCGGGGTTGTACGCATGCGCAATGATGCCCTCGCGAGTCAATAACTGCCGAAGACTGATTCCGCTGCCCTTGTCCTCAATCACAATCGTGTCCGGACGCCGACCAAAGCCCTGAGTACGGTTCGGACCCACCAAAGGACGAATTACAGGCCGCTGCTCCTCCCCACCGTAATAAACTTCACGCTCCCGATGAATCCGCTTGATCAAATCAGGCATCCCTAACCGATCTTCCCAACAATCCAGCAAGATAATGTTCGGCTTGTCGTCCTGATGGAATAATCCCAACACCACACACGCACTCGGGTCCGCGTCAGAAGTCTTCTTGTCCCGCGTCTGCTCCGTAAATGCCGTGTCCAACGACATCACTATGTGCTCCAACACCGGCAACGGCTTCTTCGCTGGCCACAAATTCACCCAAGAACGCCGAATAATCCCCTGATCCTCAGGATTCAATACCTCAGCGTGAATCTCCTGCCGACCAAGCGTCGTACCCTCAAACTTCAACAACTGCTGCTGGAACGTCGGAGCCAAATTGGCAATGTTTTCGTAAGTCGATGCCCTCGTAACGTGAACATCCGCCCCGTCACGCTCAATCAAATCCCGAATCAATGCCTTCGGCTTCGGTGTCGTCGTCGCCACAATACGCGGATGCTTGCCCAATCGAAGCGCAAACATAATCATGTCCCACGCCTCTTGATCGTATTGCCATGCCGCTAACTCGTCCGTCCACGCACCATGCCACTGACCACCACGCAACCGATCCGGCGTCTCCGCCGATATGCCCTTGATGAGCGACCCGTTAACCAAAATGATTTCCGAAAGCGAACGGTTGTACTCCTTAACCAACTTCTCCGGAATGACACTGATTAACCCCGAATCACCCTCAAAACAAGTGTCTCTAATGTCCGCAGAAGTCGGCGCACACACCAACCAACGAGTCTCAGGATTCTGATACGCCTCCCACCAAGTCCACTCCGCCGCCGCACGAGTCTTGCCCGCACCACGACCCGCTAACATCAACCACACCGTCCATAAGCCGCCCGGAGGAACCTGATGCTTGTGCCGAGACTGCTCCCATTTGGTGTGCGCGAGGAGAGCCTCTAAGTCCTCAACAGATAACTCGTTGAGCTTCTTAATCAGCTCCTTCTGCGTCAACGGCTTCTGCATGGCCGGTTTCGTGGCCGGTTGGCTCATACTTAACGGAAACGCGCAGTCTTCTTGGCAATCTTTGAGGGCTGGGGAACAAACTGCTTGCCCTTCGCCTTGCCCTCACGCTTGGCCCTCGTCGTAGACGCATACTCCTGCGGGGAAAGCGAATCAATCGCCGCCTTCGGAAGATAACGCTCGCCCGTCTTCGATGAGGGCTTGCCAGATTTGGTTCGCCACTCTTGAGCGGTCCAGTCTTTAAGAGATTTTTGCGGTGCTTTCATGGCTTAGTCTCGGTACGAACCGCCCTTTTCCTTGTACCGCTTAGCCAGTAACTGAGCTTTGCGAGCTGACCATTGGCCCGCTGCCGTGCCCTGAGTGGCACTCGCCTTGATCTCGTTGAACAACTTCTTGCGCATCTCAGGCTTCGTGTAATTGCCCGCCGCGTTTACCTTACTCTTCGCTGCCATGGTCAACACTCCAAATGCTAGTTTGACGACTTAACTTGGGCCAAGACGACTCGGTAATAAACGACTTGTCCTGTACCAACAAATGATTCGTAGGTTGCGCCGTAAAACGCCCGTTGTCTAGTTTGATGAAGTAAAACTCCTTGCTCTGCTCAGGCTCCGCACTAAAGCCATCCAACATCGGAATCACCGTGAACATGTACGTCCCTATGTGCTCCTGCTTGGATCGTAGCCGAGTGCGAATACGGGTCCCTTCCAAAAACGGATACTCGGTCGCGCTGAAATGAATGCCGTAACAATCCCATGTCTGAGCGTCGCTGGGGTCCCAAGGGGTCCCTGTGGGTTTGTGTGCAAGTTTGTGAAACGGTACGTTCCGGTACACCGCCCCGCACTCCAACATCACATGACAACCCCAAGTCCTGCCGGGATGAGATACCAACCCAAACCACGCTACCCGTAGCCACTCAGCGTTGCCAAAGGTATGAGGCTCCACATAACAGTAAGTGTGTCGGGGTAGGGGCCCCGCGCCGGTATAAAGCATGTAGCGAGAATAACACAAGTCGGTAGCGTTGCAAAAAGTAGCGGGGGACCCGGAGGGTGAATACCGCAGATGGGACCCTACACCCCCCCCGTCAAAAACGTGCGCCCGCCCGCCCCCCGCTCGCGCCAATTGCCGATCAGCCTACCGGCCCCCGATGGTACCTTCTCGCCACGTTACATATTGGCGCATATTGCGCCCGATAGATTGTTGTGGATAACCTGTTAGTAACTTGCAGACCTGGTACTTATCCACAGGATATACACAGGATTGTTGCAGAAAAACAACCTATAGAATCAATAACTTACAGCCTGTGGATAACCTGTGGAAAACCGATTTCGCGGCGGGTTGATACCAAGGTGGCGGGTTGGCCTAAGTCCGCCAATAGGCCGTCTAGTGCGGTTATACGCAACCCGCTAGCGCTTGATCAGCGCCATATATAATGAGTAAACCCAAAGGCTCAAAAGTAACCGCACGATGGACAATGCAAAATGTGGTTGCACAATCGGGTTGCGCTGAATTAATATTCCTATGCCGTCAATTGACGGCGACACAATCAACACTCAAAAGAGGTTAAGACAATGGCACATGAAATTGACAACAGCACCGGCATTTATGCATTCGCGGCGGTAGGCGGTGCGGCCTCAGCTTGGCACGGCCTTGGACAATCCATCGAACGCGGCGACAGTATCGACACCATCACCCAAAAGGCTGGACTTAATTGGAATGCAAACCGCGCCCCCGTCATCTATAACACCAGCGACGGGCGGGCCATGAGCTTTGAAAATCAGTCTGTGCTCTACCGCAGCGACACGGGTGCGGCCTTGGGCGTGGTCTCTGAGAATCGCTATAACGTCCACCAGCCGCGCGAAATCATGGAGTTCTTTGCGGATTTTCTCAGCGACAATGGACTTTCAATTGAAACCGCCGGAGCTGTGAGGGGCGGGCGCATCGTGTGGTGTATGGCGAAGCTCGGGCCCGACTACGGTTTTTTAATGCCCGGCGGCGATGCGGTCGATAGCTACATTCGATTGCAGACTAGTTTCGACGGCTCACGCGCTACTGACCTAGTAGCGACTACCGTGCGGCAAGTCTGCGCCAATACCATGCGGATGGTTGATCGCGATGCGCTCGAAAAGGGCTACAAAAATAAGCACTCGACGCAATTCGATAGCGCGGGACTGGCGCGGGCCTTTGGCCTTTTGGGTGAGCAACACCGAATCACCAGCGAGCAATGGCACGCGCTGGCCCGCGTTAAAGTGGACAATCAAACCGCGCTAGACTTTTTGGCTGGTTTGCTTGACATCAACCCGGCGGAGATTGGCAAGGTTGACGCAAAGGGCAGCAAGCTGGTGAGCACTAAGGCCGAAAACAACCTGCGCGCCCTTGTGACGGCCTACCGTAAAAGTCCGGGTGCTAACCTTGCGAGTGCTGACGGCACGGCCTACGGCCTTTTGAATGCCGTGACGTACTACGTTGATCACGCGGCCACAGTTAGAGACACCGAAAACGATGGCGCAAAGGGTGCCCGGTTTGCTAGCACTCAGCTAGGGGCGGGTGACGCGCTGAAACAGAAGGCACTAAAAGCTCTCGCCAGCCAATACGCAATCGCGGCCTAGTCCGCAGCCTGCAGGGCCTTGGGCGCAATCCTAGGGCCTTGCGGGATGCGTCTAGCATCTAACCGGAGATTGCACATATGTTCAAAAGAAACTGCGACGTTATCGTGATACGCACATGGGATGCGGAGCACATTACAAAGGGCGGGCACTGGCTGAGCTGGTACCTTGAAAACGTGATAGGGCCAGATGCAAACTTAGGGCGCATCAAAAACTACTGGCGTGGCGATTGTTTGAACGCCATCTTAGTTCCCGACACAGAAACAGCGACGGACGTAGCTCTAAACTATAGCGGCCCCTTATCTGAGCGAGTGCGCTACATAGCGGCTTGTCTGGCCTTAGGCGAGACTCCAGACAACGGCGGGCAGCCCGCGATTATTGACGCGCCGCAACCCGTAGCGCCCGGCGGGCAACCCGTTACGCTTGAGACTTTAATAAACTAGCGCGGGCTCAACATGGCGACACTGAGGGGGCGTCATGCCCCCTTTTTTTCGTCTACGGGCTCTGCGTCTATCGTGATACCGCGGCCGATCATGCCCGCAAGCTCGGTCACAAGCTCCGCCTTGTGTGTGACCTCTACGCTGACGTCGAGCGTTTGCCTCTCTGTAAACTTGCCAGCGCCCCTAGTTTTTAGCAGGAAAATGGCTGCGGTATCTGAGCCCGCTAGTGCTCGCTGTGCTAGTGAGCCGGCGATGCGGTCAACCATGCGCGAGCATCCGTTTTCAAATTCATCTTGGTAGTGGCTGTGCAGTGTGTTGGGGCTGATTCGCAGGGCGGAGCAGATGCGGCGGGCATCGAAACCGGCGAACGACATAGACGCTACCGCTGCCGATAGGGTGGAGTCGGGGTGCCGCCGACTGTCATTTATAGGCGTTATCGGTGTGATATCACTCTGATATTGCGGTGTTATATCGGCATATATCTGTCTTATATCGCCCTGTCTTATATCGGCCTCAGCGGTC